CTCGGACCCTGCACGTGCCAGCCCTCCGCCTTCTCCGGGTTGCTCGCGCTGAACCCGATGCACCGGCTGATCAGCTCCTGGCCATCCACTTTCTTCGGGTACACGTAGCGAATCTCGCCATCCTTGATCGAGAATCCGTTCTCCTCTCCACCCAAGCCATTGATCATCTTCCTCAGATGAGGCCACAGAGCGTCGGCCACCTGTCGGTACACGCCAGCGGTGCAGACGACCAAGCTCCCCGGCCAGCGGAGCATGTGCCAGATGACAGCTGACGCCGCCACCATGCTCGTCTTGCCAGAGCCGTTAGCCGCTTTGAGCGCTACCTTCGAGTGCTTCTCATTCAACGCCCCGAGCACCGCCTCCTGCCAGGGATACGTATCGCGTAGGCCAAGCATCATCTTCGGGAAGTTCTTCAGCTGCTGAGCCTCCTCCAGGAGCTTGCGCTGCTTCCACGCAGGGATGTGAGAACCCATTCCGAGTGAAGGGGATTTCTTGCGCTTAATTTGCTTGACGGGCATAAAATTGAGTGCGGTAGGGGGAGGGGGTATACAGGTAACACCCACCCCCCTCTTGGGGGTGGTCCTCCCCCCGTGGTGTTATTTGCTCCCTCCGAATGCTCCGAGTAGGGCACCGGATACCGATAACTCTTTGCCTCCCTTGCCCGTGTGTTCCAATTGGGCTCTTGCTACGTAACCGCGGGTTCTCTCGAGGAGCCAAGCGGAACCCTGCCATCCGGGACCAGCGGTTCTCACGACACACGACATGTCGAGTTCTCCTTCCAAGCGGGCACGCTCGAGTTCCTGGGCGAAGTCGGGATTAGCTTTCAGGTACGCATGCCAAGGGCCCGCATTGCCCGACGGAAACCCGCAGAGAATCGCCACTCGCTCCAATGGGATCCCAATCTCAGCGGCACGAAGGGCTTTTTTTCTATCTTCTATCGGAACAACTTTACGGGGTCTCCCAATCTTTGCCTTCGGCTTTTCGACTTCCACCCTTTCCACCTGGTTCTCTTCCTTGTTCCCCTTCCTGGCCATGCCACCGCTTTGAATGCCAACCTGAGAGCCCGCAATCTTTTTGTTGCCCGGTGTTGACAAGGTGCGCTTCCTTTGGCTTAATCCATTCACGCTCTCCATCACGGGAGCATTTCAAACACCATGAAACCACGCGTAAAACGCATTCTCGCGGCCCTCTTCTGGCTCGCGATCATCTCAATCGTCATCGCCAACGGGCTCCGGGAGCAGGCCTTGTGGATTGGAGGTTCCCTTTGAACCCTCCGGAGCACTACATCCCGAACCTCATCGCCTACGTGCAGTGTACGCGCCGATACGGGCACTGTTACGTTCACGCTTGCGTCCGCCAATCGATGTTCTCCTTTGAGGGTGTCATTGCAGAGGTCAACGGGCGACGGGTCCGCCTGACTTGGACAGGCTACGGGCGCTCATTGCAGTCCGGAGGTCACAAGTACAAAGCCCATGCCCGCTTTCAAGATACCGATCGGCCCGTTCCTAGCGCATTGCTTCGATCGATCGCCCCCATTTCCGAAGGGGGTGTCGCGTGAACGGCTTCATTCTCCACGAGGATGCCTTGCGCGTGATCATCGCGACCGGCTTCTCTTCTCCTTCGGACAACCGTAAAACCGGCGACATGATCCAAGTGTGGATTTTGGTCAAAGCCTGCGATCCCGTCCGCGCAATCAAGGAAGGCCTCGATCGATTGATTTGCGGATCATGCGTCCATCGAGGCAACGGCGACGGATCCGGGCGTTCATGCTACGTCAACGCTGGCCAAGCCCCGTTGGGGATTTACCGCGCATGGAAAGCGGGAGCGTACCTTCCCCTTCCTTCGATTTCCGTATTCTCCGGTCGGCGGGTCCGTTTCGGCGCCTACGGTGATCCGACTCATCTCCCTTTGAGCCTCGCCTTGGCCATTGCTGGCGCTTCCTCCGGGTGGACAGGCTACACGCACCAATGGCGCAAGCCTAGCCTCCAAGGTTGGCGTCAATTGCTAATGGCCAGTGTGGACACCGCCGCGGAGCTCCTCATTGCCCGTTCCATGGGTTGGTCAACCTTCCGGGTGACGCCCGACCTCGATCACCACACGATCGAGACCCTTTGCGCCAGTGACCGAGTCGGTACCCCCTGCGCCGATTGTCTCGCCTGCGCGGGCGCTAGGACTGGCCAGCGCTCAATCCACATCCCCGTGCACGGGACCGGAGCCCGGTATTTCATCGAAGCCCAAGCGTGAATTTCCCGGTGAGCCCATGCGCAAGCGTGGGTTCCACGGGCAATTGACGCCCTTACAAGAAAACATGAAAACCACACAAGTCCCTACCGCAACCCGCAACCCGTACCGAATCAGCGCCATGGAAGCGCTGGAAAACGAGGGTTGGGAACCCTCCGAAGACGGCGCTTTGGCGTACGCCCGCCATGCAATGTTCGATGGCACCTCGCCCGCTTGTTGCACTGAGGGTTGCATTGTCGAACCCGACGGGCGCTGCTCCCATGGGTGCCCTTCACTTCTGATCGCTTTGGGCATGATCTGATCATGAAAACAACCCACACTTTCCTACTCGAAGAGCACGCCCGGGAGTTTTCCCGTATGTTCAATGCATGGGGTGCGAAGCGAAACAACGGGGCGACGATATCTTTCCGGGAAGGAAGGGTTGTCACCCTTCGCCCGGAGTATACGTCACGCGACACCCTCCGGGAGTTTTCGCTTTTAATCGAGGCTTTGGAATGACCGACCTCTTTCGCGCCTTGGGATACCTCCTCCTTGCTGCCCTCTTCGTCGTCCTGATGGCTCTAAGCGCCCTCGCCGGGAACGGCTGAGAAGTTGGCCACTCATTCACGCTCGCCCCCGTATGGTTCGCCCTGCGGGGCTTTTCTTTGCCCGGATCCGGTGTCCACTCGGTCCCCTTCCTTCCTTCCTTGCCCGTCGCCCGCCCCCCTAGGACACCCAATGTCCAACCAGGTGAGACACGCCGTGTCCGACCCTTATGAACCGCGCCCATAAGTTATGCGCCGGTCCATACCCCATACGGAATTCGGAATTCGGAAACCTAGAACCCGGAACCCCCGAGCCCCGAGCATGGAGCGGTCCATAATATTCTTTCCATCTCCCGCACTTTTTCTGTTGACGACTCGGCATGGAGCGGTATGGTGGGTGCATCACCGCATGGTGCGGTGAGTTACCAACGAACAACAATGAGCAACGAAATCATCCGTATCGCCGCCCGCGCAACCAAGGCCTCCCGCATCTTCGCCGTCCGTTCGGGCGGTTACTGCCGCAGCTACCACCGCGGTGGCAGTGTTTGGAACGAGGCTGTGGCGAAGGCTACTGCGATGGTGGAGGCCCGCGAGGTTGTGACCCGCACTGGCCATGCTGGGTACGTGGAAGGGTTCCGCGCCGACGGAACGGAGTTCAACCGTGGCGGTGTTGGCCCGCTGTGATCCAACGATCAACTGTCTAGCGATATGACACTAAGCGAGATCAAGTCTGCTGTGAGAGATGGCAAGACTGTGCATTGGAAGAACCATGGGTACCGAGTGATATACGCTCCCAAGCTCAATGACTTCCTGATCCGGTTCGACTACAACGATGACTGCATCGGTCTGACATGGACCAATGGCGTGACGATGAACGGCGAGGAGGAGGACTTCTTCGTTGCCCAGTAGGCCAAACATCCTGCTCACCACCCCGCGGAGCCCTCGGACCACCCATCCGGGGGCTTTCCGTTTCCAGCCCCTCGGACCCCGCTTTCGCAATTTGATGCGGAAGTACCCCTCCGACGCACTGGCGACCCCTTTCTGATCGATTGCGAGGCATCCATATCCATCCATCGGACCCGATACTTCGCAATCAGTGGAGGGTCATTGAAAAACCGCAGCCGCAGCGCGGGGGCCGGCACGAGCCCCCGAAAGCGTTGCGGCGTAAGCGGTTTTTAACTCCCTAGAAGAGGGAGTGACAAGACTCCCTCTAGGGAGGTAGCAGTGGCTATGGGAACTTCTT